AATTCCTTAAAAATGATATAATTTTACCAATTCAAAATAACTTTTCTGGAATTAACTTAAATGATATATCTGGAAATTTTAAATCACTATCTGAAATAATAAAAGCTGTACCTCCTTTGTTGTCATCGCTTGTTAATGAATTGGTGCCTTTGACTCAAAGAAGTGGTTTGTTCTGGTATAAAGAAGCTAAAATTGACACGATTAGCGAGTTGACAAAAAGTGGTGAATTTGGAGACGCCTTCTTTGCAGTAGCCGAATTTTTAAGATGGGACATTATAGAACCTATATCATCTAATTTTTCTGGAATAGATTTAGGCGATATATCAACTAAGATGACATCAATAGTAGAAATCATCAAAGCTGTGCCTCCTTTATTATCATCACTTGCTAATGAATTGGTGCCATTGACTAAAAGAAGTGGTTTGTTCTGGTATAAAGAAGCTAAAATTGATACGATTAGCGAGTTGACAAAAAGCGGTGAATTCAAAAACGCTTTTATTGCTGTAGCCGAATTTTTAAGATTGAGCATTATAGAACCTATATCATCTAATTTTTCAGGAATAGATTTAGGTGATATATCAACTAAGATGACATCAATAATAGAAGTTATCAAAGCTGTGCCTCCTTTATTGTCATCGCTTGTTAATGAATTGGTGCCATTGACTAAAAGAAGTGGTTTGTTCTGGTATAAAGACGCTAAAATTGATACGATTAGCGAGTTGACAAAAAGCGGTGGATTTGGAGATGCCTTCTTTGCAGTAGCCGAATTTTTAAGATGGGACATTATAGAACCTATATCATCTAATTTTTCAGGAATAGATTTAGGCGATATACCAACTAAGATTACATCAATAATAGAAGTTATCAAAGCTGTTCCTACTTTATTATCATCGCTTGTTAATGAATTGGTGCCATTGACTCAAAGAAGTGGTTTGTTCTGGTATAAAGAAGCTAAAATTGACACGATCAATGAATTGGTGAAAAGCGGTGAATTCAGAGATGCTTTCTTTACTATAGCCGAATTTTTAAGATGGAGCATCATAGAACCTATATCATCTAATTTTTCAGGAATAAATTTAGGCGATATATCAACCAAGATGACATCAATAACAGGAATCATCAAAGCTATTCCAGAATTAATGAAAAACCTTTCAAGCGAATTGTTTAAATTATCAAATCCTTCTGGATGGTTTTCTACTGGCGATAGCGAAATGCAAGAAATACTGTCACAAGCAGACATTTTTTCGGAAGTATTCAAAAACATTGCTAAATTTATACGAACTGGCATATTGTCTCCAATTGAATTGATGCCTGATAATGATGAACTTGAAAACGCCAAAGAAAGATTGAATAATACAACAGAATTGATATTAGAGCTTGTCAAGGCAATGAAAGCAATGGGGTCTGCAATGTCAGAAGCATCCATGCTTAACATGGGAGCATTCACAACTGGATTAGGAAAAGAAGCAGGAATGGAGGGAATAAGTAACTTCGTCAGTCAACTTACATTAGGAAAAGAAGCTGGAACAGAAGGCGGAACAGCAAGAGTAGCAAAAACTGTATCTCCAGAAAAAATTAATGCAAGTTCTGCCGTAAAAGAAGCGGGATCGAAAGGAATGGGCAAAGACACAAAAAACGCAACCACAGGATTATTCAGCAGAATGTGGTCTGGAATTAAGGACCTATGGAGTGATCTTCTAGATGGACCAGATGCCAAATCTACCGAAGCTGCTGTTGCTGGCAACGCAACTAAACTTGAACGCAACCAAAAAGTTTTAAGTGATAAGGTTTGGAATAATGGCGTTTCAAAAATAAGCAAAGACGCAAACTATGCTTCGAATAGGTCTAAGGGCGATGTAAACAGAAATATGTCTATCGTTAGAGACAATAGCAAATCGTCATTTGATACTATGTTTGCTACATTTGACGCCATAATCGATGATTTTAATTCGGCATCTAAAAAAACCAATGATAACATGAAGACCATTATGGGTAGTGAAGCAGTTGATTTGTATTCTAAACTTGGAGATTTTGAAGGAAAACAAACTGGTATGCCGAACAGAAAGCAATTGCTCAATAAGAGTGCTGGTGCTGCCGTGTCTCCATCTGCTGTCCCTGTTTCTCCAGATAAAAGTTTGGAATTGGCGCAGCCGCATGTGGATGCTACAGAAAAAATGGTCGGAGGTGAGGCAACACTTCAAAAACAACTGGAGAAAACTGGAAAGGGAAACTTTGATCCTGCTCAAATTAAATTTTATGACGATCAGTCCGATGCCAATGCTGGATCATCTAAATCATTAGATGTTTCTCGATCATCAGATGTTTCTCAGAACATGCCAATAAAACCAACTGAAAAAGGCAGGTTGAATCAGCCAGAAATAAGAAACTATTTAAGAACTGTAAACAGTGACCATGCCACAAATGAAACACAAGTAAAATTCAAAGAATGGGCAAAATCTAGAGACTTTAATAGCACTGCTGATCTAAAAAAATACATGGACGCAAACATGCCAGATGATGTGGGTAAATACAAAATTCCTTCTTTCAGAAAGGGCGGCAACTTCCTTACTTCACAAGATCAGATCATGCAAGTTCACAAGGGCGAAAGAGTTGAAATAACCCCAAAAGAGGGATTGGTAAATGGCATGAAGTTGCCAGAAGAATCTGCAATGGAGAATTTCATTTCAACTGGAAAAATGGGAGGAATGGCAATTCCTTCTGCTACAAGAGGTTCAGTAAGCAAGCCTCAATCCGCAGTAACAGCCGAAAGCAAGCCAATAAAAGATGCCTATGACAGAGTAAAGGAACAATATGCAAGCACGGCGGCAGGAATTGGTAATGATGGCAACATGACGAAAGAAATGAGTGCTATTGCGGCGGCTGCTGATGAGCAAGTTGTTTTATTGGCTAAAATTCATAGTGACAATGAAAAAATTATCGAATTGTTAACTCCATCAAGTGGAATGAGCGGCATGTCGGACTCGCAAAAACACGCCAGCACAATGACTCAAAACAACAGACCAACTGCAAGTCCGACATATGGTGCATGGCAATATGGCAACTTCCAAAGCAATGCAAGTCGTCAAGTGGCAAACGATAGCATATAATACACAGTAAAAAACAAAAGAGGAATTATGCCTAGAGCAACAATCCCCGGTGGAGAGTTAGAAAACATAAGTAAATGTTACATAGTTGTTCCTGTAAGAAGGGGTGCATTAAAGATCGAGCTAAATAATCTTCCAGATATTACTGACTCAAAATCGGCATCATATAATGATGAACCAGTCATTGGGCGATCTTTTCCACTTAAAACTTTTTCTCATTCTGAAAACAGAACTATATCAATGCAGTTGCACTTTTTTGTTGTAAAACAAACTGATGTAGTTACAAATCTTTTTTACCTAAGATTGTTAGAAAGTGCTGTTTATCCTCGTGAGGACGCAAGTTCAGGAGCACCTTTCGTACCTCCTCCTGTATGCAGGATTAAATGTGGTCTTTTGTTAGCAGATTCAGAATTGTGCGTAGTATTAAAATCGTATTCTGTTAAATTCCCTACAGACGTAGCTTGGGACAGTTTTAATTTTACTCCTTATAAATTTGATGTTGATACAACATGGGAGGTTGTTTACAGAAGCGAAGCATTGCCCGGACAAGAAAGAATATTTGAAAGCGGTAGATAACATGGCAAATAAAATAACAGAGTTAGAAATCAATCCAACTAGTAGAGAGCTTGTTAGTGCGTTAAGTCGCTACGCTAACGCAACAGTAATAAGATATGGAGATCGTAATTTGTTAACTTTTAAAACATACAAAAAAGCAAATTCTCCATTATCATCTGGGGACAGGTTTACAGTTATAAAATCTGGAACTGAATATAGGCCAGATTTATTGTCACAACAATTTTATGGAACTGTTGAATTTTGGTGGAAAATCATGGAAGCCAATAATATTAAAGACGTGTTTGAATTTAAATCTGGAACAAACATCAGATTACCAGCGGATGTGTTCTAATGGCTAACAATATCAATTCATGTCTTTCTGGATGTATAGGTTCTTTCAAAAGAGGTCCATTTTCTATCGAAGAAAACATTGGTTTGCAGGGAGAAAGTGTAACTCCTATAGTAGAAGTTGTGTTTTCCAGAAAAGGAGGTGGAGAGGCAAAAATAACAGTAGGCAATAAATCTGCCCCTCAGTTTGGACATGAAGCTGTAATTAAAAGTTTTGAATACGGAACGTCTAATGGAGCGACTTGTAAGCTTGAAATTCTAGACGAACAAGGTGGTAGTTTTCACGCTTTTGTTGATAGTATAATTAAATGCTTAGGAACATCAAGTAGTGGCGAAAACCAAATGACGGTTAGATATGGATGGTCTACAGAAATATGTTCTATAAATTCTACTGAAAACTTCAACACAAAAAGAGTACAGTGGTCAAGTAAAGTTAACTTTGTTCCATTGGATATGCAGGTTAATTTTGAAGGAGGAAAAGTTAAATTCATAGTAACTGCTACTGATACAATGCAAGTAGCATTTGTTGGAAGAGAATCAAAAATATGGGGGGATGACGAAAATCCTCTTCCTTTAAAAGAAGCCATTATAAAACTTTTCAGTGATAACGAACCAAAAGCTAAAGTCAAATTCTTAAAACGTGCTGGTGGAACATGGGAATTTGAAGGTGATCCAGTATGCAAATGGCAAGCCGACAATCAGAACAAACTTTCTGTAGTACAAAAATGGATAGAACCATTTTTAACCAAAGACAAAAAAGGAATTAGGATTACATACGATACTTCAGAAAAAATACCAACCTTAATTTTTTGGGAAGACCCATTGCCACGTTGCAATGAGTCGTCACTTTCCAGTTCATCAATCGGAACCTTTATAGTTAATGGCGGAAAATGTAGCGATGTAATAAGCTTTTCTCCAACAATAAATTGGGCTGCTGCATTTGCCAAATTATCAGTAGCTGGCAATTCAGGCGGTTCTACAACTGGTGAGCCAACAAACCAAAATGACCCTGAAGCCGCTGGACCTTGCAAAAAACCACAAACCCCACAAACTGGCATACAACAAAGCATACCAGTTTCAGAACCCGGTAATTGCGTACATGGTGAAGATGCTGTAAAAAAAACTGCACAATCACAAAAAGCACACTCTAAAGCTAACTCTTTCATGACAGATGGGCTGCAAGCAATAGAGGCAGAATTGAAAATCGTTGGCAATCCTTTGGAAAAGTTTTCTGATATAAAAATTTTGGTTGGCACCACGGCATCTATCGTGGTAATCAATCCATTTCACCTAAAGGGATCAGGATCACTTCCTCAAATGATAAACGGAAAAAACGAAGGCAGTTGTGGAGATTGGCTTGCCGATCCACAATGTAATCGTGTATTGACAAACAGAGCATGGATTGTTATTTCCGTAAATCATGCAATAAAAGAAGGTTCGTTTATAACTACTTTAAAGTTAGTTCTGCCTGTTCCGGGAATTGATTTGCCGACAGGAGAGCCTGTTGGAGGTGCTGGTTCTGGTGATTACACTCCTGAGACTTGTTAATGACAAAAATAATAGATAAATTTGATGTATTCGACAGACGTATTCGTTCAATAGAAGAACGTTTCTATGAAACTGGATACGATGTCAAGTCATTGGTTCAAAGCGAAGTTAAGAAACGGTGGAAAATTCCTCCGCAATCAGAAACTCAATTTGGACTTTTTACTGCATTGTGCATAGACACAATAGATGCTTATAAACAAAATAGAGTTAGATTTTTTAGTCCTTTGTTTCATGAGAATAATATTCCTGTTAAATCGTTGCCATATGCTTATCCAATATCTGCAATGGGAGGATTTGATGATTGTGGACTAAATTGGGTTCCTCCGGCAGGTTCTACTCTTGGAATAATTTTTGAAAACGGAAGCAGGTCTTCGCCATATTATCTTGGAACTCTATGGCACAGAAACAGAGGACCAGATGGGGAACATAATTGGAACTTCAATATAGAAGAATATTACAAAATTCATGAAGGACACAGGAAAGGTTATCTTGCAGGGGCAAACGATGGATCACAAGTATTCCCACAGTGGAACACCGAAAATTACAATGGATTTGATTCCACTTCAAGAGTAGATTTTACAGAAACGCCAGACGCACAGGAGAAGTTGACTTATCCAAATATTTATGGATTCAAAACTCCTCAAAAACACATGGTTAAACTTGTAGATGGTGATTATAAATGTGGTCACAAAAATAAAAGACTTGAAATAATGTCAAGTGCTGGAAATTGGATGATTTTTAAAGATGATCCAATGCACGATTGCAAATCGTGGTCACACCCAGAATGTGGCGGTGGGCAACAGGTAGATTGTGAAGAACAAGAAGAAAGCACAACCTGTGAGGGTGAATCTTCCAATTCTTCAATTGTTGAAAGTCAAGGAAATATTTATTTTAAACATAAAAACGAATGTAGACCACTAAAGGGACCGGGTACTCCTCAAAATAATAAATGCGAATTACCACAAAGCGGAATACAATTTTTATCTTTGTCTGGACACTCTTTTGTAATGGATGATTCAGTGGAAGAACCGGGCGGTGGTGAGCCGGGATGGGAGCAAAGTCTTTCTCCTTTTAGTTTTGGATGTAGTGATAAATATGCAGGCAAAACTTCTTGGACATCTGCCACTGGCCATCGCATTGAAATGAGCGATAAAGAATCAGATAGCAGTCTGCGTGGCGAAGAAAATTATATACGTATGATTAGTGCCAGTGGTAATAAAATTGAGCTAAACGACCATACCACTGGAAAGCCAGATTGTCCCGGTTCGCCACCTAATGTGGGAGGAGAAAAGCGTGGCATAACCATGCAAAGTACCAGTAACCATATTTTGCAGATGATAGATGAGGAAAACGAGCAATCAAGTCCTTGTAGAAGCGAAGGAGGCGTGCCTGTATCCAAAGCAACCAAAGCATTTATTAGATTGAGATCAGGGTACGGATTAGAAATTCTTATGCAAGATGATTTTTCTCAAGAAGAAACGCAACAACAATTTATACAACTGACTGCTCCGCAAATCGACAACACTGAAAGAGGACCACATATTTTTCGTATGCAAGAAAAACCATCTGGGCCGGGACAAATATTTGTACGAGCAGGCGGTGATTATATTTGTTCCACCCATGACGAACATGTTACCGTTGTTGGAGATGTGGAAAAAAATCCTTCCAATAAAATAACATTTGTAAGTAACGAAACTTATCATGTGACCGAGAAAAGGTATGTTAATTATGCTCAATTACACGCATTTGTGGCAGACGAAATAATTTTGTTAGCTGCTGGAAAAGATTGCCAACCATTAGGTGGTGCTGCAACTAAGGAAGAGTGCGTGCCATGTATGTTTCCAGTGGCCTGCATTACTCCAAAAGGATTAGTTGCAAGCGACCGTGTGTTTGCGTCAGCTTCGCAAGCTTCTTCATGCGTGAGTATATATCAATTGTTGCCATTCCACAAATGCCAACCTTGGGAAACTTGTCCACGGGGAGAATTAAATTAAATGACTGATTTTTTCGGAGCATCATATCCAATAGTAAAAGACCCTCGTGGTTTAATACATACACAAAAGGGCTTAAATACAATTAAGTCTGATTTGCTTGTATTGCTATTAACAAATCCGGGAGAAAGAGTAATGCTGCCCGCTTATGGAACCGCACTAAAAACTCTTTTGTTCGAACCAAATGACGAAACAATTGCAGAACAAGCAAAACGTATGATTATAGAGTCAATATCTACATGGGAACCAAGGGTTGTCATAGAAGATATTTATGTAGGAATGATAGATGAAAATGACCTGAATCCGTCAGACACAAGAGAAAGCCAAGAAAATATACTGTCTATAAAAATTAAATTTTTCGACCCAGAGAATATATCAGATTTACAAGCCCTTGTCTTACAAGTTCCACTAGCCGGAGGATGAAATGGCAGATAATTGCCCAATAAACTTGTCACCATATGACCAATCGGGATTAATAAGAAATACCAATGTGGTTAATATCAACTATACCAACCAAGATTTCTTTTCCATGAAGTCAAGGTTAATAAGCTTTTTATTGGAAAGATTCGGACCACAAGGCACTGAAATGCCCAATGCATTTAACGACCTTGTAGAATCTTCTATAGCGATAATGTTGATAGAAAATTGGGCATTTTTAGCCGACACATTATCATTCAAGATGGATCAAATTGTCAATGAACTTTTTATTGATACAGTAACTGAAACAGAAAATGCTTTTAGACTTTCTAAGTTGGTTGGATTTAGACCACAACCACCAATTGCTGCAAGAAGTTTGTGGCAAGCAACAATGACCAACCCTGTAACTACCGATTTACAAATTAGCACTCCGCTAGTTGTTGAGGTCGCCTCGCAAGGTACGTTAATTACGATTGAATTGTTCCCATCAGATTCAAACAACAATCCTATTTTCGATCAAGACATTATCATTCCAGCAGGAGAAACATCTGTAGAAAGTATTGTTGGAGTGGAGGGAAGAACCGTTGCAGATACATTTGTAGGCAATGGCGAAATATCTCAAACTTTACAACTAAGAAGCGGGCCTGTTACGTTTGACTCTATTCGAGTATCTGTAGAGGGTCTTTTATGGGAGCAGGTAGAATTCTTCACTGATTCCCAACCAAGAAACGAATATAGAGTAGAATTTGACTCAGAATATAATGCATTCATTATATTTGGTAATAACAGAGCGGGGAAAATCCCCACTCAAGGCTCATCAATTGAGGCTACATATAGAGTTGGCGGCGGCATCATTGGCAACATCATAACAGACTTTGTTGACACTCAAAGAGCATTCCCTAATCCGGGATTTTCTGTAAACATCCCTGTGAACTTTAGAAATTACACCAAAGGTGAGTTTGGATATGATGGCGACACAATTGAAGACGTAAGAAGAAAATTACCAGCTTTTCTCAGAACACAAAATAGAGCGGTAACAGGAGAAGATTATAAAACCTTGGCAGAACAATTTGCCACTCCATTCCAAGGAAAAATAGGAAAATCTAATGCCGTCTTAAGAAATCACGGTTGTGCTGGAAACATTATTGACATTTATGTTTTAGCGTTAGATGATACGAACAATTTGGCAATTGCTAGCAATGAATTAAAAGTAGCATTAAATGATGAACTAGTTGATAAGAAAATGCTCACTGATTATATTTGCATAAGAAATGGAGAAATTATAGAAACAGATGTTGACATAGATGTTAGCATAGATAGGTTTTATAGAAAATTCGAACAAGAATTTAGAGAAAACATTACAAGAAAGATAAGTGCATTTTTCTCGTTAAATAACTGGCAATACGGAAAAACTTTAAAAGATACAGAATTAGTCAAGTCACTCTCTGATATTAAAGAAATACAAGGAGTAGATGTAACTTTTACAACAAGCGACCCAGAAAACTCAGGCGATGTTGTGACTACTGAGTTTTATGAAATAATTAGACCAGATGAAATAAACATTTCATTTATGTACACATAAGAGGATTAGTGGCTGAAAAAACAATATCTGAAAACCCAACCATAGCAGATATCATTCTGTTTGATATACTTACGCCTAATGCTATTTTAAGCGGAACGGCAATTGAAGATGAGGAACCAGATTGCTTTCAAGTTGATCCTTATAAAGTAGACAATGTAAAAATATTTTACATTGAAAGAAGCTTTTCAAGCCCAAATATAATTGAAACAATACGAACCACTCCTCTTCCAGATTTGCAGTCACAGCTAGAAATTGCCAAACTAACAGCATGTAATAGTCCTACTCCTGCCAATCTAGCAGATGTAGGAAAATTAGAAAACCAAATAAAAGCAACGTCTAAAATTGAAACGCTTCATTTCAATGAAGCCAAACAAGTAGCACGATTTGGAAATGATGATTTTCCTGCGTGGTTGTCAACAGATACAGCCAATGCCATGTTGACGCAAACAACAGAAGACGAAGAAGGCAATCCTTTGTATGGAAATTTTCAACTTGAATGGAATCCAGTAGGAATGAGAGAAGGCGATTATGTTGTATGCTGGACTTGGACGCCTTTTGCTGCTGGAAATTCCTATTCTGCACACTCTTTTTTCTTTTTGGGCGGGGCAACGCAATTAACAACTAGCATACCTACTCACTTTACAAATCCAGTAAAATATGAAACATTACAGGAAAGATATCTTCCTGAAATGTTTAAAATGATGATGAGTGATGGAGATTTAACTCCGCAAACACTTCGTGGCTTAAACAATTCCGTGGCAGATGGGTTTACGTTTTTAGAAGACATGACCAACCAAATGGTTGACCTTATTGACGCCAATGCAACTCATGAATCTTTATTGCCGTTACTTGGTAATTTGTTCAACCTAAAGCTGAGATCGGGCGATCCCACTCTATGGAGACGGCAAATAAAAAATGCCATTCCTTGTTTTAAGCAAAAAGGAACATTCAACGGTCTTCAAAAAGCATTAGGTCAAGCAGGCATAAGATTAGATAAATTTACCAGACTGTGGCAAGTGATATCGCCACATACTCACCAAGAATTGTTTGATGTGGAAAGCAATACTGATATTGTGTTTGAATTGAGCCAACTTTCAATACTTCCAGTTGATACCGATAATTTCGAGTTGTACTATAGAGGACCTGACGACGATGCTTGGACCACGCTAACTTCTGATTACGTTACGTTGGTAAATGTCGATGATGTAACTGTAATGACATGGGTTGGGGATCAACTATCTGTTGATCCAATCATCTTAGATGCAGGCGATAGCATTAGAGTTTTATATGAAGTAAATGAAGTTTTAAATCCAACAGAACAAACAATAGAAGATTATATAAGAACTTTGCCTTTGTCGGATCAAAGAGATGAAAGAGATCAATCTTATCCTTTAAAAAATTGGAATGTTCGGTTAATTGAAGAAGATGACGTTCTGTTTGATGCAATCATTCCAGACAGACATCCTTTTACCGACCCTGTAATCTTTGGCAAAATAAGAACCGAATTTCCTTATTCAGAAAACATATACAACATGGAAGAATACAATGGCAGCAAAAGAGATTCTGCCAATCCATGTCACATAGACAGACAATTTGTCGATGAATGCGGCAAGTGTCAAAGCAGCAAGTTCAACATTGATATTGAAATAGAAACTTTATCAGATGATAGAATTGTTGAAGCTACGCAAATAATCAGAGAGTTCAAGCCATTTCACGCTCAACTTCATTCGATGAATCTAGTCGGAAACGTGAATGAATTTATGCCATCCCCAACCGAAACCATAACAGCTTTAGTTTACATAGCTGGGCAAGAAATGACTGTTGTTGATCCTCCTCAAACCATATTTAATCGATCTATGGAAACTAATCAACAAATCACAAGAAGTGCATTGGCAAATGTAACCACTCCTGTTTCTGGAGCTTCAGGTGTTATATCAAATGATGAAATCGTTATTTTTGCTCCAACTATTTCGTTAGATCAATTAGGCGTAGAACCTGATGATTCTTTAACTTTTTTGGAAATATTGTCTCCATCTGCAAATCAAGGAGAATATACAATTTCAAATACTGATAAGAAGTTTGCAGTAATTGCGTCAGGAAGCCCAACCGAGCCAGTAGATCATAGCGAATTCACCTTCAGATTATCAAACGAAAGAATAAGAAAAACAACGTCTACGTCAATTACTAAAGATAATTACTTTACCATTTCAGACGCAAATTTAGACTTTGATGAAATTGGTGTAAAAACACAATGGGACGTAGATAATGATCCTAATTATACGGGGGCTGCTTGGGATGTGTCGATTCCTGCATATGGAAGCACTTATCCTCTTATTCAATTACTTCCTAACGGAAGCTTGGTAATAGAGGATGATGGCACCTTGCCATCATCCTCTGCATCATCTGTTACCTATACGATACGTGACGACAGTGCAACTGCTGTGGAATCAAGCGTTATCGGAAGCTTGACAGTCAAGAGGAGAGGTTTAGTTGATTATTCTGGAGGAAGCGTTCTCGTTAAAGGAAATAGCGTTTTAGCTAGTGATATAGATGACATAAGAAGCATAATGGAAATTGGAAATTTTGTATTATACGGTTCATCCCAATACAAAGTGTCTGGGTTTGTTGTTGGTGAAACTCTTAAGTTTTACATTGATGAATGGAATGGTGGCGATGTATCTGGAATAACCACCATTGTATACAAAAGATTAACAAATAATGGAAGGGGGTTTCTACATTACAGAGGACTTACATTAGATACATCCCCAAATAACCAAGAAACAACATTGGGGATTTTAAACGGAATAAATGCTCCTGTTGATCCGAATTTAATATTAGAGGATGATTTATTCAAAGAAAATTTCTTGGTTTATGCGGGACTATCTGGATCGGCTGCTACTTTCAAATATTACGCAATTGCTGAAATAGACGGAACAACAATTACTCTAGCTGGTCCTGATGGAGAGTTTGAAACAACAGGTACAGCCGTAGAATACGATATTTTGAAATATTCCAAGCATTCAGGGACAACTATCGATCCTCCTTATGGAATGAGATATGATCCGATAGTTACCATTGAAGAAAGAATTTATCCTCCGATGCCCGGACATGAATTTGAATTTATAGACCGAAGAGGTAACGAAGTGTTTGAAATAAGTGTGGACAATGGAATGTCTATGATGTCCGCATTGTCTTCGTTGAATGCACCAGATAAAAACCAAATAGTCGATTACATAACACAAAAAGAAACAATTACATATTCTATAGAATATGCTGCCGAGGAGAACGATGGAAACAACTGATTCAATTAAAGCTAAGGGCGAAGTAGAAATCATCATTGAATATAACGATGGAAACAAAGAAATTCGCCATATAAAAAACGCCGTACTTAGAAAAGGCAGAGAAGCGCTTGCCGCTTCCTTGGCCAATGAAATCGGCAATACTTTTGACTTCTTTATTGTACGCATGTTGTTTGGAGACAATGGCACAAGTGGCGGTGTTCCTAAATCCGTAAATTCTGAAAGAACAGGATTGTTTGGAACGACAAAAGTATCAAAGGTAGTTGTTAGTCAAATTAATTCAGCAATTCCATCTCAGGTTGTTTTTACTTCGGTACTCACCTTCAGTGAAGGCAATGGGCTTGCTTTAAGCGAAATGGCTCTTCAAATGAACAATAATGAACTTTACAGCATGACAACATTTGCTGATTTAAATAAAACGTCAAGTATGCAAATTACATGGAATTGGAATTTAAGTTTCGTTTGATACTCAAAATTAAAAAACATGAAAACCAAAACGTCATATGCGTTGATGACAATGTTTTTGATTGGGATGTTGGAGAACAAGAACTCATAGAAGCCATAAAGTTTGCAGAAAATGATGTTAATCTTAAAGATCAGATATTGAAAAGTTTAAGAAAACACTTTTTAGATAGTTTGTCAGAAGTCATAGGAAGAAACATTACAATAAAAGAATTGAATTTAGCATTACAAAATGGTTTCATAAAATGATAATCAGAGAATTGCCAGATGATAGATTTTATATGACAAAATCCAGTATTACATTGGCTGGAAATGGACTATTTGCCAATAAAAGACTATCTAAGGGTGATTACCTAGAAATAATAGGTATTAAGGTTGAAGTTGGACAATTAGCAGATGAATGTACCAGTTATGCCAATCCTTATAAGTTTTTGAGCAAATTCGACAATACTCTAATTGTGCCTATGGGTTATGCAGGAATTGTAAATCATGCATCAGAAAATCACAACTGCGAAATAAGAGACATGAATTTTCAAAAGCAATGGATCAATTCAAGCAATGCAGCAACAGGATTGATTTATCATTTTTCCAGAGACATAGAAAAAGACGAAGAAATATTGGGCAATTATGGTTATTTGTGGGATTCTAAATTCAGAAAAGAAAAAACAGAAGAAGAAGAATGGGCAACCTTCTCAGAAAAAGCTCTATATAACTTTGTCAAAATAACGAAAATGCTAGGTTAAGGAGAATTATGCCAGAGATTGAAAAAATTGCCGAAGTGTTACATCAGCCGATGGACCCATACCATCACCAGTTTGACAACCTTCCACTTGCAAATATTTTAGAAAGACAACGGCTCATCAATTCGGCTGTTGATATAAACACTCAAGTATTAACTGATTCTATTGGAACTGCTGGAACTCTAGCAAATCGTTTGGCACAATCACTAGAAAATGATGGTTCGTTAATTACTATAGCCATAGATGAAGCTTTGCACAACATTGCAGAACATACAGATGGAACAACCATCATAAGCGGAGTTCCTGTAAGTTTTGTAAGAATGCTTGGTGAAGAAAGGGATAAACTTGCTTTAATATCCGATGAAGCAAGTGCTCTTAGATTACGTGTTCCAGCCACTCCTTCAACAACCGCATTATTTGAAAATGAAACAGTAGTGCTTCAGGACTCTGATACAATTTCATGGAATGTTGTTTCTGCAAATACAATTGAAGCGACAATGGCTTTCCCTTCTTCTGCTGCCCACCAACACTATTATGATCGCACCCCATCAAGGCAAAACACAGGTGGAAGTGACTATCAAAACTGGAAAACAACTACCGTAAGCACAGCCTATGTAAGTGGCACGCTAAGAGTATATGTTAATGGAATTAGATTGAGTGAAACAGCGTCTGTATATGTGCCGCCAGTAAGCGGTCCTGATGGCACTTGGTCTTTGACAAACGTAGCCTCTGTAACTCCCTCCTCTGGTTTGTTTTCCTTAAACAGAAACTTGGATGCTTCTGACGTTATCCGAATAGACTTTGATATAAGTCTTGTTTAAAAAATGTTAAAAAATATATTCAAATGGTGACGAATCCTCTGTGGGTTGAAACAAACAAGGTTAAAAAAATGTATTCATACAATTACGATGTAAGCTTTGGGTTTATAATCATATCCCCAGAGCATAATATCGGAAGGTTAAAATCAACTGTTAATAGTATTCGCACGAGATTTCGTGACAAAGATATTATTTGCGTAACTTCTGAAGATTCTTCACAAGAAGATATTGATGAAATTAAAAAATTATGCAATGTTTTCAAAGGCGGAGGCACTTATACATCTCTTATAAATACTGGTATGCAAAATGGAAATCCAGAATGGAACATAATTGTTATCGAAGGTTCAGTTGTTCCATACAACATAGACGAAAAATTCTTTCAATTTATGGAAAACGAAAAAGATATATTTTTCCCAATAGTTATAGACTACAATCATCAGGGTCGTCCAGTCAACTTGTATGCAGATTTTACTCAATGCACCTTAAATGGACTGACGATCAACAGAAAAACATTTATTGATATTGGAAACATGTCATACGATTCATTAGATGAATCAAAAATCATTTGGGCCATAGATGCCATAGATAAGGGGTGTAAATTTAAGGCAATATTGGGAGCTAAAATCTGCTGATGAAAACCTTGGCAAAAAAACGTAATTTCATAATGTCAGATATTATGTCTAAAAAAACTAAAAGAGTAATGTGGTCATTTGTTGGCGAGAACTACAAATGTGACATAATAGTTCCTGAAATGTTCATCCAAATAACAGCTATTCCAGATACAAGTGATTGTATTGAAATATCAATAACCAAACCTTCGAAAAATAGTTGCGAAACTCTTAAAAACAGTATGCGGTTCGTAAAAAACGGAACTATTTTTTTGTGGAGCGATGATTCTTCTAAATTTACAAATATAATCACAGAAAAATGGGATTGTGACGGATTGTCTTTAAAAGAATATGACATTACCTTATCCAACCCATTGTATAAGGTAATGAGTGTGCCAATATCATATACGTTGAAATGTAGATTTACATATTACGACGTGTATCATTATATCAACTCGTAAACAAAAGACCATTTGTCTTCGTTTTTATGAAGTCCAACATTTACTTCATTAAGATATTTGTACAATTCTTCCCAGCTTGAAAACATGAACTTGTGTGGAATAAACCCATAATACCATGATGAAATAAACTCTTTGCCTTGCGGACACACAAGCAATGTAGGTTTTTTAGCATTGTTACTATTAATTATTTCATGAACAGTACCTGTAGTTGGTACTTTGTAAGGGACGTGAGCAATTAAAAAATCGCAACGATCAACCAAGCATAAGTCTTTTCGAACGAAATTACGAGCAACCTTTGACAATTCGTCATAATTTTGTTCTAGCCTTGCTTTTTCCAATGTTGGCACCCATTGTTGTTTCGGGTCGTCAAATGGATCAAAGACCTGAACGCCAAATTGCTCATGCAAAATTACTTTTGGCTCTAATCGCCAATTAGTTTTATTTTCACAATGTTCGATTGCGCCAGAAAGATAACATCTAGTATTTTTTAAGTACATAATTGTCTCACTATATTAAACCAGTATTATGACCAAAAGGAGTCTGTATGTCAAGCGAATACAACGAAAAAATTGAAGAACTTTTAAAAAATGAAATAGTTGATCGTCATAGTTTTTTTCAGCTTAAATATTTTGTAATTGGCAAAGAACCAACAATTCAAGCCAAATTGTGGAGATGCTTAAGAGAGTTGCAGTCACGAAAAGAAACAATGGATTCTATCAATTTAGAATTAGAAGACATAGAAGACCGCAAGTTGTTGATGATTATAGAGATGGAAAAATTAAGACAATCCATCGAAAACAATAATTTCCAAGCTGAGATTGAAATAAAAACAAGACAAATCAAACGAAAAATAGATGGAATAGATCGCTCTGAAAATAGCATGTGTAAAAAACTAAAATTCGCAAAGGAAGAAGCTAATTTTTTCTATGAAGCTTATCAATCCCTAGAAAAGAAAGAAAAAATAAAGCAATTTGACGATATAAAAGCCCAAACTGAATATTGGGAGCAAAAATTAAGAAGTGAGTTGGAAATGAGAATGTTGCTCAGACAACCACTAGATATTGAATTAGTGAAGGCTATTTTATCTTTGAGCGATGACGCTCCAATTAAAAAAGAAACCATCAATATATTAAACGACTCTTTTGATCGACAGAATAAGTTAGATTCCCCCAAAACAATATGTAAGGAGTAGCAGTGGTTGACAGAGTATCAAGTCTTGACGATGGATATGTATCTGGCGATTTGTCAGTGTATCCAGACGCAATTGACGATAAAGACATATTGTACGAAGCTAAAAACAATGCTCAAACACAACTAAAGCAGAGCATTGGGTTTAATGGAAAAAAAATAATTGTAGATGATGCTAGCATTTTTCCAAGCAAAGGTTTGTTGAGAATCGGACCACCAGCAGGAGAAGCAGGAAATTCAGAACTAATATATTATGATTCAAGGACTAACACAACCTTTAGTGAGTTAATTAGGGCGTTTGCAGGGTCTGTGCAACATCCTTGGGACGCTGGATCATATGTATCAAACGCAGTAATGGCAGAACACCACAATGCCGTTAAAGATGCAATCATAAATATTGAGAATTATGTCGGACTAGAGACAAACCCAAATGCCGATTCTCTAAATGGAAGATTAAAAACTCTTGAAAATAAATTTTTGTCTCCAAAACCTCTTTTCCGATCATTCCCAAGAAAGGGTTCGCCACCATTATCAGTAAGATTTCAAAATTTTTCAGGAGGAGATGTTGTAAGATATTTTTGGGATTTTGGGGATGGGACAACTTCTATATTGAAAAGTCCCTTTCACACTTACCAACAAGAAGGAATATATACTGTAAAACTAAGCATAATTACATCTAATGGTGCTCAAGGGGTGGTTACAAAAAACAACTACATCGAAGTGTCGGAAGATAACACTATACAATTTTTTTACGTAGCACCATCTGATTCTAATTTGCCAAATTACTCGGTGGAAACAGCTTCTAATTTGAGCACGTCCCCACAAGAATTCGAATTTGTAGATCAATCAGATGGAGAAATAGTACAACGATTTTGGATTTTTGATGACGGACAAACAGAAAGCATAACTGATCCAGATATACATTCTGTCACTCATACGTATGATAGTCCCGGAGAATATGAACCTTCATTGCTATTAGTGCTTTCAACACAACAACTAAGAAGAGTGTTTTTAAAAGATACAATCATCGTCCTGTAGGAGAAAAATGATACCAACATCTAGTAATTATCCTCAATCATTTGATGATGATACCAATTTGTACCTAACTCATGATTCGTTAAGAGTTCAATTGTCCGAAGATTATACTCCCGGAGATAGTTCTGTAGCAGTGCAAGGAGATGCTGCTGCTATGGCAAAATTTCCAGATTCTGGGCTAATCACATTAACCGAACAATGCAGCGATATAGATGATCGTGCCATAAGTTTCTTCTATTCTTCTAAAACAGCCACAACATTTAATGGCTTGGAATTGCTGCCAAATTTCACAGATGTTTCCAAAAGAAGATTCATTACAAACATCACTCAAAATGTGATGGCTGCTCATCACAATAATATTAAAGATGCTATTATTGCCATACAAGAATTCGTGGGAATAAAAGGCACTGTAGATTCCACTCCTTTGGGCAACACAATAGTTGGAAGAATAAATTTTCTAAAAAAACTAATTCTAACTCCTAGAGCATGGTTTACTGTTAACAAAACAGTTGGGTTGATTCCTTTGACTGTTACGTTTGAAGACCAAAGCTTTAGATTGGGAAGTAATCCAAAAACATTTATTTGGGACTTTGGAGATCAGTCTTGCTTGTCGGCAGTGTCATGCACAATGTCAGCATGTTCAATAATATCTCCGGGAGCTAACATATCTGTAACAAGCGTTGTTCCTCCAGATCAAGTCGGAGTAATAGTAGAAGATTTAGACGGCGGAACTGTAACCAAAACATATACTTGCCCCGGAATATATGACGTTAAATTAACGGTAAGCAATGGTTGCGGAGAAGATGTAGTTCAATTCAAACAACTAATTAATGCAAGAGTGGAAGCTCCTCAAGAAGCCGTAATAGATTTCATTCCAACCGTTAGTCAATTAGCAACCGCAGGAGACGATGCTCCGTCTTTTGATAGGTTGGCAACTAACCCCGGTGGACCATTTGCAATCCCGCCGACAATAAGATCGAAAACAAACGCAATCATAAACATTGAAGTGCCTGAAGGTAACCATTCCTCAACTAGATCAAATGGTGGTGAAAAATTAAATGGAAGCGGTTCTCCAATCGACCCTATCACAGAATACACTTGGTCGCTTGGAGACGATTTAACACATTCCAGCCTTTCATCAACTAAAGCATCTTATAGCATTGGTGGTGTGTATGATTTAAAGTTAAGAGTTGATACGCAGTATAATTCTTACAGAATAACAACATACGAAAACTCAATAGACATAATAGAAGATAGAAGTCTTTGGTTGTTTACGTTTACAAATTCCACCGATGTTATAGGACATGAATTTGGGCTAATTAGCGAAACATTTAAAACAGCTACACAAACGAAAACAGTTTCAAGAAGTAGTGCGTTTTTAACTGGAACAGGGGAAGAAGAACGAGCAAAAAAAGAATTTAACAAAAACACATCTTTTGCTCCAAGGACAACTACAAATTCTGGAAACAAAGGCACTGCTTTAATGTTTTGGGCAAGCGGCGGATCGCCGCTTGCGGATCAAACCATAAAGATAGTTGAATACGAAGGATTTAGCGATACTTTTTTCCCTGAGCCTAGTTTAACTATTACTCGTCCTTGGAATTGGGCCGCTTTAAACTCTGGAGACAAAACATACTTCTTATTTGGTCCCGAACCAACAGAAACTCCAAATACTAATAATTCTTATCAAGTTCGGACAACATTAAATTATGCTCCAACTCTTACCGCTACAAACAATACACTTAATATTTCAAATTATACGAATGGAGCCGATGAGTTAATGGAACATGTTACGTCGTCATATACTAGTGGCGAACCTGACGAAGGAAGGTTTGCAGTATACAGAACTGCGTGGAAAGACAACACTGGATATATACTAAGAAACGATGGCGTTGGGTCGTTCTTTAGGATTAAAAGTTTTTATAAAACAGACGGCATAACATCTGATCCTTTCATTAGTTTAAAGAAAATGCCAGACATGCCCGGAAGCACAAAGGTTGAAGGAGAATTGGTTGATTTAGATAATGGCGTATTCTTTTTCAATAACTCTGGAAGCATAGCCGCCTTTAACGACACAACTGGCACTTGGGAAACAGGCGGATCAAGCACTATTGCATTTAGATCGGTGCAAGACACAACGGTGGAATCGTTTGATTCTAATGAAAACACTTTGAAAGTCACTTCGGATCATGATAAAAACGCTTATTTATCATTCGATTACAGCACGAGTGCTTTCATTAAATTCAACGGACAAGATTTAACTTTTTCAAACTTAGGAATTAGACCATCTGGCGAACAATGGATTACGGGCATATATTGAAACGTACAATTCTTCATAAAGGCAGAAAGTCGCAGCACCCTGTATAAATAATACAAATGGCAGTAGCATTCCCACCAGAACCAGCGTATCCTCTAGGATTAGATTCGAACAGAACTCTATTCTTGGTTTTCAATACTTCCGAGGCTGTGTTGTCTTCAGACAATTCTCCTTGGTCAGAAGAAATTGAAATCAGACCAGTTTCAGCAGATGCTGCTGAACAATGGAGCGAAAATGGATTCGCCAATATATCTGGAGAATTATTTTATTACGACGAAGTTGATAAAAACTCTAATGGAAAGATTTATAAATTAAAAAGATGTGCAAGAAATATAGGCGGAACACAAACAAAGTCAAACAAAGCAGGAGTTTATGTTCGTGGATTTATAATAGCAGAACATCACAATCAAATCGTTGAATCTATTTACAGAACGGAAAAATTCATTGGAGAAATTTGTACCGATATTACAGGAGCAACCGTAACAAGGATCACATCCACTGGCGTATGTGACATAGGTGAAGAAACGCTAACTTGTACCCTTGGTGCATTGGAAGATGAATCTACTTGTTTAGATGATGCGGCATGTCCTGACATTGTGCTGGAATTTAGAATAGTCACAGAATCAAGCAGCAATTGCGAAGGCACTGTCACTTTTTTTAATTTAATCATAAATGGAAATTTCTCAAGATTTAGAATAGATTTTGGCGACGGAACTTTTACGACAACAGATCAATCTGGCACTCATGTTTTTCCTCCGGGAACAAACATCGATCCAATTGTGACTGTAGAAAATGATACTTGCCAAATAGTACAAAGCCCAATACAAAGACAAAACCCGGAAGAACCGCCATCAGAAGAATTAAACACTCCTTTTGAAATACCAATTCCTGAAATTCCTCCTTTTCCAGATATTGGCATTCCAGACGTTGAAGCTCCATCAACACTTTTGACGTTACCTCAAATTGTTTTCCCATGCTTGGACATTGGTCCGATTGGGCCAATTAGCATTCCGTCGATCATTATAGTTGATCCTCCAATTCCAAGTATTATATTCTTTGGTCCAGCACCTGAACTTAGTCCTATTTCGTT